AGCGGAGGGTCGCAGATGGTCTGTATGTCTGCCATAAGAATGGAGACTGTACTGACAACTCGATCCAGAATCTCGTGCCTGGGGATCGTGCGTATTCGAGGAAGTCATATGCACGGAGGGACGAGAAGATTCTTATCGATCACGATGAGGAATTCGAAGTATTTTTCGACAGATTGGTTGACTGATGGTCAAGTTACATCCACACCAAGAAGAAGCCTTAGAGCGCCTGAAAAGTGGCAAGGTGCTCGTTGGTGGTGTGGGATCGGGAAAGTCGCTTGTAGGCGCTTCCTGGGCCCTTAAACAGCCTAATTCCGGGGGTATTGTGGTGATCACAACGGCACGGAAGCGGGACAGCCTCGAATGGGTTGGGGAGTTTGCGATGGCAGGCTCTACAATGGAAGGAATCACGGTTGATAGCTGGAATAATATTTCTAAGTATTCTGATGCTCGCGATACTGTGTTTATCTTCGACGAGCAACGAGTAGTTGGAAGCGGCAAGTGGGTTAAGGCATTTCTCAAGATCGCGAAACACAATAAGTGGATCTTGCTGAGTGCTACGCCCGGAGATACATGGTTGGACTATGTGCCCTTATTTCTCGCGAATGGGTTCTACAAGAACAAGACTGAATTCTACGAGGACCACGTTGTGTGGGATCGCTTTGCACGATACCCTCGTGTCAAGCGCTTTGTGGCAGTTCACCGACTCGAGAAGTTGCGAAGGAGAATACTGGTGGACATGCCGGTGGCAAGACATACCGTAAGGAATCGTATTTACGTTCCGGTCAGGTATCGCGTGACGGAGTACAACGAGATCATGAAGAAGCGCTTCGATCCGTATAAGGGAGAGCCTATCGCTAGTGCGGGGGAGCTCTGCTATGTTTTGCGGAAGTGCGTGAATCAGGATCGAGATCGTCTAGAGGCAGTCCGTGGTATTCTGAAGAAGCGCTCGCGGATTATCGTGTTCTACAACTTCGACTATGAGTTGGAAGCTTTGCGTGAGCTGTCCGACACGTGTGTTGTGAAGGAGTGGAACGGACACAAGCACGAGCCTGTGCCGGATGGCGAGCGGTGGGTGTACTTGGTGCAGTATGCGAGTGGAGCGGAGGCATGGAACTGTACGGTCACGGATACGATCGTGTTCTACTCGCTGAACTATTCGTGGAAGGTGATGGAGCAGAGTGAAGGGCGCATCGATCGAATGAACACACCCTTCACAAACCTCTGGTACTACTTCCTCGAGAGTGAATCTGCGATCGATCAGAGCATCAAAAAGAGCCTTGAACGGAAGAAGAAATTCAACGAAAAGGTGTTCGCAGACTCATTTTGGGGGTGATTGGAACGTACTACAGGTGTGACAAAAAAGTGTCACAAAACTGTCACAGAAAGGGTTTCTTTACCATTTCTTTACCTTTTAGGGTAATGTTGTGTATGACTTTTGGCCAAAGTGTGACAAAAAAGTGTCACAGTGTGACAGTTTTGTGACAGTTTTGTCACAGGACTTTTCGTTGGAATTGCAAGGAAAAGTCGCTGTCTGTGACAGTTGTGACAGTTTTTTTCTAATTAAGTATAAGAAAAAAATTGTATTTTATAAAGGCTTGTGGACCCTAACTGTCACACAAAACTGTCACACCCAAGTTGAATGCCACTCCTCTGCAAATCTTCGGGGTCCGGGGAAGACTGTAGAGGTTCTATCCAGTTCGTGATAGATCGTCATATTGCCCGGACCAAACATTTTTCTTGACCGCTTTTAGGTGTAGTATGTTCCAGACGCTCGAAAACTTGGGCTATAATAGGAGAGAAAGGCAAAATACGCCATTTTCACACACTACACCCCAGACACCAGAAGGAGCAAAAACAGGTGTCATTAGTTTTGGAATCCAAGTACCAAGCTGAGCTCATCAAAAAGCTCAAGCGAATGTTCCCTGGGTGTATCGTTCTCAAGAACGACCCGAACTACATCCAAGGCTTCCCCGACCTCACCGTGATGTTCGAACGTCACTGGGCTGTCCTGGAAGTCAAGCGCTCCGCGAGCGCACCCCTACGACCGAATCAGGAACACTACGTGGAGCAAGCCTCCCGTATGTCTTTCGGCGCAGTCATATACCCGGAGAACGAACAGGAGGTACTCCGTGCGCTTTCACGAGTATTCTTCTCTTAGTGGAACACACGCTATCTTGTCAGCTAGCAAGTACAGCTGGCTGAACTACGACTCTGAAAAGATGGCCGCAACGTTCCGCACCGCTCAGGCAGCCGCTCTCGGCACACGACTCCACGAGCTCGCTGCAGAGCATATTCGTCTGCGTATTCGAATGCCCCGAAACAACGCAACGTTCAACCGGTACGTCAATGACGCTATCGGATATTGCATGACCCCCGAGCAAGTTCTCTTCTACTCGATGAATGCGTACGGCACCGCCGATGCAATTCACTTCGATGACAAGAAGAACTTCCTCAGGATCCACGACCTTAAGACAGGCTCCGGACGCGTTAAGATGGATCAGCTCATGATCTATCAAGCGTTCTTCTGTCTCGAATACCATATCTCGCCATTCGACATCGAGAGCGAGCTTCGCATCTACCAAAACGATGATGTGACGATCCTCAATCCCGAAGCCAGCGATATTCGCTCAATCATGGATCGAGTCGTGGAATTCGACCAGCTTATCGAATCACTCAAGGAGGACGGCATTGGCTGAGGAACTCGCCCACTATGGTATTCTTCGTCGGTCTGGCCGGTATCCTTGGGGATCCGGTAAGGACAAGTACCAGCGCTCCGTATCCTTCCAGGGTATGGTAGCTGACCTCAAGAAGCAAGGTCTTTCTGAAACGGAGATCGCCAAAGCCTTCGACATGACCACTTCGCAGCTCCGAGCAACCAAGTCAATGGCCGCCAATGAGCGCAAGGCTGAAGAGGTGGCTCGCTGCCTCAAGCTGAAGGAGAAGGGTCTTTCGAATGTTGCGATCGGCAAGAAACTCGGACTCCCCGAGTCTACCGTCCGTAACTACCTGAAGCCCAACGCCGATGCTCGACAGGACGCAGCCCGAACAACTGCGGACCTCGTTAAGAACGCGGTCGACAAGCATAAGTATGTCGATTTCGGCTCAGGTGTTGAATCTATTCTTGGAGTCAGTACCACTCAGCTCAGCACATCCGTCGCTATGCTTGAGTCTGAAGGCTACCGTGTCGAGCACGCCCATATTCGTCAGGTCGGCACCAAGGAGTCCACCAACATCAAAGTGCTGGTCGCTCCAGAGGTCACTCGACGAGAGCTCATGGAGCATCTCGGCGATGTTCACACGCTCGGCGTTGCAGTCAAGCCAGACGGAACTAAGCTCGGTCTCCAGAAGCCCGCATCTCTGGATTCTTCTCGACTGAAGGTCCGATATGCCGAAGACGGCGGTACCTCTATGGACGGTACTATCCAAATTCGTCGAGGCTGCAAGGATCTGAATCTTGGCCAGGCAAACTATGCCCAGGTTCGAATCGCAGTGGATGGCACTCACTACCTCAAGGGCATGGCCATGTACAGCGATTCCATGCCTCCCGGCGTTGATGTCATATTCAATACCAACAAGACTCGCGACACTGCGAAGATGGACACCCTCAAGAAGCTGAAGGACGACCCCGATAACCCGTTCGGTGCCGTCATCAAGCGTCAGGTATTTTACAATGAGGGCGGAAAGGATAAACTCTCTCCGCTCAACATTGTGAACGAGGAAGGCGACTGGCAGAAGTGGAGTAAGACTCTGTCTTCTCAGTTCCTGTCTAAGCAGTCGACTCACATGGCGGAGAAACAGCTTGGTAAGGCTGCCGACAAGCGCCACAAGCAGTTCGAAGAGATCATGAAGCTCGACAACCCTGCGGTCCGTAAGCGACTCCTTACGGATTTTGCAGATGGTTGTGATGCAGATTCTGTCGATCTGAAGGCTGCTGCGCTACCTCGACAGTCAGCACAGGTTATCTTGCCTGTCCCGTCTCTCAAGCCCACCGAGATCTACGCACCCAACTACCGTGACGGAGAGACCGTGTGTCTCGTCCGATATCCACATGGTGGTACCTTCGAGATCCCTACCGTGACTGTTAATAACAAGCATCAGGGCGCTCGATCGATTCTCGGTAAGACCCCCAAGGACGCCATCGGCATTCACCCGAAGGTGGCGGAACGTCTCTCGGGCGCTGACTTTGATGGCGATAGCGTCGTCGTTATTCCAGTCAACAGTCAAGTCCGAGTGAAGACATCCCCACCCCTAAAGGGTCTACAGGGCTTCGACCCCAAGGCTGCATATCCTGGATACCCAGGTATGAAGAAGATGGGGGACAAGGAAAAGGGCCGACACATGGGCGTGGTGTCGAACCTTATTACTGACATGACTCTTGGCGGTGCGAGCGCCGAAGAGTTGGCCCGGGCCGTCCGCCACTCCATGGTGGTTATTGACGCCCCCAAGCACGGCTTGGACTGGAAGACTTCTGAAGAAGACAACGATATTCGTGGTCTGAAGAAGAAGTACCAGGGTGGTCGAGGCGCAGCAACTCTTATTTCTAGGGCCCGTGGCCCTGTGTATGTGGATGAGATTCGCCTACGCAAGGCTTCGGAAGGTGGTCCTATTGACCCCGCCACCGGAAAGAAGATCTACGTCAAGACCGGTCGTCAGTACCTTGACAAGAAGACGGGGCAGATTGTCAAAGCCCAAACCAAGACCCAGAAGCTGAAGATTACGGACGATGCAAGGGATCTGATCTCAGAGGGCAACCGCCCCATGGAACAGATCTATGCATCTTATTCCAATGACATGAAAGCCCTGGGTAATAGGGCGCGTAGGGAACTTATTTCTACAAAGCTCCCCCGCAAGAACCCCGAAGCCGCCAAGAAGTACTCCACAGAGGTGGAGGAGCTCAAAGCGGCCATTAAGTTGGCCTCTATGAACGCCCCTCGAGAAAGGCAGGCCCAGATCATTGCTAATGCGGTGATTAAGGCCAAGACCGCTGACCGAGAAGTGTCTTCTGAAGAATATAAAAAGATCTCCAGACAGGCCATCTCAGCAGCCCGCCTCAGAACAGGGGCCTCTAGGAAAGAGTCCCTCATAGAGCTCACAGACCGCCAATGGGAGGCCATCCAGGCAGGCGCCCTATCAGCCTCTGCTATGGAGGCTGTGGTGCGCTATAGCGACCTAGAGAAGCTCTCTGACAGGGCCCTCCCTAAGGGTAAGACCCCTGTCTCTGCTAGTGTGGCTAATAGGGCTAAAGCTATGGCTCGTAATGGGGGTACTACGAGTGAGATAGCAGACGCCCTAGGGATCAGTACTAGTACAGTACTAGAGCTAGTGAGGTGATGGTGTCATGCTCTACTTGACGACTGAGGACAATCCGTTCTCGCCTGTTGACGATCACGATGAGTGGTCGAAGTTCGATCACGATCATGGCTACTACACAGACGAACTAGTAGCAAGAATCGTTGGTCCAATTGACTTCGGCCTACCAGAAGCGATCGTCAATGACGCGTTCGACGATGCAATTCGCTGGCTATCAGAGTGGAATCCGACAGGAAACTACAAAATGATAAGCGATTAGCGACACCGGGGGGAGGGGTCTCGCATATTTCCCTCCCCCCATGCATCGCCGCCCCCTTATATTTTCCCCCGCGGGGATATTTTCAAATCGAACCCTGGGTTCTGAGATGTCCTAGAGAACCGGTTGCTTCTTCCCGGTAGGATTTTTCAGAGTTGGTCCTCCTCTAGGACGTCCCAGAACTCAGGGTAACTCTGTCGAAAGGAACAAAGACTCGTGGCGCGGACTCCAAAAGCCCCGCGCACTCCCGAAGAATCGGAGAATAGGCTGATCAATCTCGCAGTGGCATTAGCCGAGAAGCAGCTGCGAGACGGTACGGCTTCGCCGTCGACGATCAATCACTACCTCAAGCTAGCTGGCGAACGCGACAAGCTCGAAAGAGAGAAGCTTCGCCAGGAAACCGAGCTCGTCAAGGCCAAGGCCGAAAGCATTGCGTCTGCCGCACGCACCGAGGAGCTTGTTAAGGAAGCCGTCGACGCCATGAGGAGGTACTCCGGTGGATCTGAAGACGTATTCTGAATGCATTGAGCTACCATCCTTCGAGGAACGATACCGATACCTGCGTCTAACCGGCGTAGTTGGAGAACAGACGTTTGCACATCAGAGACATCTGAATCAAACGTTCTACACGTCCCGGGAGTGGCGCGATCTACGCAACCATATCATCACCCGAGATTTCGGAAGAGACCTCGCGTGCGAAGGTTACGAAATTTTTGATGCGTTGTACATACATCACATCAATCCAATCACCCCCGACGACGTCCTGCACCGAAGTAGGTCGCTCTTGGATCCGGAGAATCTCATTACGGTGTCTCTCGACACCCACAATGCGATTCACTACGGAACACTGGAGACCACCCGGTTCGTCGGTCATGTCCGAACGGAAGGAGATACAATTCTATGGTAAATGTACTCCAAAGCGTAAAGGACTATCTCGGTATCGAGGAAGATGACACGTCATTCGACAGCGCCATCACTGCCCATATCGACGTCTCGATATTCACGCTCGGTCAGATCCTGTCTGAGACTCCGGAATACACCGCCGATACGGATTCGGAATCGATTCCGAAAGAAGTCCTCATGTACATCAAGCTTAGTACCAAGCTACTCTTTGATCCGTCGGCTTCGGCTACGGTACAGGATGCTATTACTAAGGCCAAGAACGAACTCGAATGGAGGATGAGCGTTGACACACCCATACGATAACTCTCTCGCCCATTTCGGCGTTAAGGGTATGCGTTGGGGCGTTCGTCGCGACCCCGGTCGAGGAGTAGTGGTTCGGAACAACCCATACCAGAGCCGAAAGCAGGAAGCTCGGAGTATGTCGAACCAGGAGCTCCAAAATCGAATTGCTCGAGCAAACCTAGAGCGTCAGTATCTGGCACTCGCCCCTCAATCGGCGTCCAAGCGGATCGCCAGCAAGCTTAAGTCGAGCTTCGAGGATCAGTTGATTAAGAAGGGCGCGTCGATGGCTGTTAACAGTGCATTTCTTGGCGCAGACTTCGCGCTCAACCGCATCAAGGATCCCGAGTCTTCAATGTTCCTTAAGAAGGGAGAATCGATCTACAATGTATGGTCCCAGATCCGACCAAAGTGACTCTTTCGCCCATTTCGGCGTTAAGGGTATGCGTTGGGGCGTTCGAAAGGATCCCGTTCGCGAAGCAGCTCGTAAGGCCGGATATCAGGCGGCCAAGGAACGTCACCACGCGGTTGACCCTCAGCGACTCACTTCTCACAAGAAGCGAATTCGTAAGATCAACGAATCCAACGAGACGCTTAACTACTACAGGAACCACCAGAACCACGAGGACTTCCTGAAGGGGTATCGTGACTACGCGGTGAAGGCAGTTCACGTGTACACGGGCACCGGCATTCGAATGCCGAAGAACGAACCGCGAACTCGTGAATACGCACAGCAGTTCCTGGACCAGGCGGTCAACGCATACGAGCGCCAGTTCCAGACGGCAGTTGGAAACCTCCAGTAACCATGCTGTCCAACACAGAAACTCCGAAATACTACGCGGAGTTCCGTGACGCAGTAATCCGAGGAGACATTCCTGTCTGTCAGGAGGTCTCTAAGGAGATGAATAGGATCGATCAGCTGATCGAGAATCCTCGATACTATTACGACAGTACCGCCATTGACGGATTCATCGCTTACTGCGAAGCGGAACTCACTCTGACCGATGGTTCCCCAGTTAAGATGCTCCCATCTTTCAAACTGTGGGCGGAGTCGCTTCTGTCATGGTTCTACTTCGAAGAACTTTCAGTATACGAGCCTTACGAAGACGGACATGGCGGACGCTATGTCACCAAGCGTATCAAGAAGCGACTCGTTAACAAGCAATACCTGATCGTGGCTCGAGGTGCGGCTAAGTCGATGTACGCTGCGTTCCTACACGCGTACTTTCTCAACATAGACTCGTCCTCGACCCACCAGATTGCAACAGCCCCAACAATGGCCCAGGCTGAAGAGACATTGTCTCCGATCCGAACAGCCGTCGCGAGAACACCGGGGCCTCTGTTCAAATTCCTCACAGTAGGTTCTCTGCAAAACACCACCGGTAACCGGGCAATGCGTCAGCAGCTCGCGTCCACCAAGAAGGGTGTTGAGAACTTTCTGAATGGATCTCTCATCGAGGTCCGTCCTATGAGGATCGACAAGCTTCAGGGCCTAAGAACAAAGATCAACACCGTCGACGAATGGCTTTCCGGCGACGTTCGAGAGGATGTCGTTGGTGCTCTAGAGCAGGGCGCGTCCAAGATCGACGACTGGTTGATCGTTGCTATCTCCTCCGAGGGTACCGTTCGTAACTCGGTTGGCGACAGCATCAAAATGGAACTTGCAAAGATCCTAAAGGGCGAGTACTACGACCCTCACACGTCTATCTGGCATTACCGTTTAGATGATGTGAGTGAAGTAGGTAATCCCGACATGTGGATGAAGGCTCAGCCAAACATCGGAAGGACCGTATCGTACGAGACATATCAGCGCGACGTGAATCGTGCCGAGAATGTCCCGGAAGCTAGGAACGACATCCTCGCTAAGCGATTTGGTATTCCGATGGAAGGCTACACATACTTCTTCACCTATCAGGAGACACTTCCTCATCGCCAACGAGAGTTCTGGGGAATGCCGTGTGCTATGGGTCTCGACCTTTCACAGGGTGATGACTTCTGCGCATTCACATTCCTCTTCCCTCTAACGTCTGATAGCTTCGGTGTCAAGACTAGATGCTACATCTCGTCGAGAACCCACCTAAAACTGCCGGGCGCAGCTAGAGAGAAGTACGAACACTTCATTCGCGAAGGATCTCTTCGAGTCCTTGATGGCACAATCCTGGACATGATGGAAGTCTATGACGACGTCGTTTCGTTCATCGAGGAGAACGAGTACGATGTTCGGGCTGTAGGCTTCGACCCGTACAACGCTAAAGACTTCATCATGCGATGGGGTACTGAACACGGCGAGTATGGCATCGTTAAGGTAATCCAGGGCGCCAAAACCGAGTCGGTTCCTCTTGGCGAGCTGAAAGCCCTCGCTCAAGACAGGCATCTACATTTCGATCAAGAACTCATGTCCTACGCCATGGGTAATTCCATCGTCATGTCGGATACAAACGGCAACCGTAAGCTGTATAAGAAGCGTGCCGATCAGAAGATCGATGCGGTCGCGGCTATGATGGACGCTCTCGTGGCGTACAAACAGAATCGCGACGAATTCGAATAGAAAGGAGGTGACATGGGTCGTCTCGCACATGCATGGAACGCCTTCCTGAATCCCGAGATCAAGGAATCCCCATTTAGTGTAGAGCTAAAGTCTAGCACTCCGATGGACCGCTCTCCGCTTCGGTATATTCCTCAGTCTAACATCATCGACACGATTTTCAACCAGATTTCGGTTGATGTGTCTAAGATCGGTATTCGACATGTCCGATGCAGCACCGATAAGACGTATATCGAAGACCTTCAAACAGGCCTTAACGACTGTCTTACGGTAGCACCGAATGTGGATCAGACTCCTCGGTCATTCATCCAAGATCTATGCCTTACGATCCTCGAAGAAGGCGTGGCTGCGGTAGTTCCCACGGATTACTCGAAGTCTCCGGTTGGGAACAACTCTTACGATGTGTATAATCTAAGAGTGGGTAGGATCACCCAGTTCAAGACGTCCTCGCTCATTGTAGATGTCTATAACGAGCGTACTGGACGACGAGAACAGGTCGAACTCCCAAAGCGTATCGTGGCCGTCGTTCAGAATCCACTTGCATCGATCACCTCCAGTCGAGGATCCCTAGCTTCCAGACTAAGCTCTAAGCTTAGGATTCTGGACAGCATCGACAACGCCGCTGCTGGTAAGAAGCTGGATCTTATTGTCCAGCTTCCTTACACCGTTCGAACTGAACGACGCAAGGAAGAGGCTGAAAAGCGGATGAGGGATGTCGAACGACAGCTGTCCAATGGACAGTTCGGCATCGCATATATGGATGCTGCCGAGAAGTTCACGCAGCTGAACCGTCCGGCAGAGAACAACCTGCTTGAACAGATCAAGTATCTGACTCAGCAGTTGTACAACACCCTCGGAATGCCTGAAGCAGTGTTCAACGGTACTGCCGATGAACAGACCATGCTTAATTACTACAACCGCACGATCGAACCGATTGTTGCGGAGATCACTTTGAGCATGGCCAAGACGTTCATCACCAAGACAGCGCGAACACAGGGTCAAACTGTGGATTATTTCCGCGACCCATTCCAGAACGTGTCGATCGCCAAGGTATCGGAGATCGCACAGGCCATGGTCACCACTCAGATCATGACCCCCAACGAGGTACGATCTTATCTGGGTCTGCCTCGAAGCGAAGAGCCAGTCGGCGACTCGCTAAGCAACCCGAACATCAACCCTATGGGTGATGCTTCTATGGCACCGCCCGAAGAACCAACCGAAGAGGAAGAAAATGACGGATTCGACGTTTGATTTCTCCGGGTGGGCGACCAAGAACGATATTCGGTGTAGTGACGGGCGAACTATTCGCCACAACGCATTCGCAGACAACGACGGTGACGTGGTCCCTCTTGTCTGGCAGCACGGTCACAACGACACCTCCAACGTTCTCGGCCACGTCCGACTGGAAAACCGAACCGAAGGCGTTTACGCTTACGGCTACTTCAACGACACCCCCGCTGCTAACAACGCACGGGAACTGCTCAAGCACGGCGATGTCGACTCGATGTCGATCTACGCCAACAACCTCACCCAGAGCGGTGGGGATGTCAAGCACGGCAACATCGTTGAGGTTTCCCTGGTCCTGTCTGGTGCCAATCCCGGCGCAAAGATCGAAAACATTGCCCTCGCTCACGGCGACGGTACCTACGAAACTACTGACGAGGCATACATCATGACCGGTGAACATCTCGCACACGCTGAGACCCCCGAAAAGCCTGCTGAGAAGCCGGCCGAAAAGACCGAGGGAACTTCCGAAGGTAAGACGATTAAGGACATCGTCGACTCCATGAACCAGGATCAGAAGGAAGTTCTCTATTTCCTCATCGCCAAGGCCGCTGAGGGAGAAATGAAGCCCGAAAACGATTCGGAGCCCAACAAGGAAGGAGCCCCCGTGGCACACGCAAACATCTTCGAGAACGATGGTACGCCCAACGAGGGCGATACCCTCTACCACTCCACTATCGACAACGCCTTCAAGGATGCCGTCCGCACCAAGGCCAACTCCATGCGCGACGTCTTCCTGTCGATCGCCGAGTCCAACGGTCTCTCGCACGCTGATATCGCTCACGCCGAGAAGACCTACGGCATCGCCAATATCGACCTTCTGTTCCCCGACGCCAAGAACCTCGACGTCCCGCCGGCCTTCATCGACCGCGACCAGTCTTGGGTCAAGCCCGTACTGAACGGTACGCACCACACGCCGTTCACCCGCATCAAGTCGATGCAGGCTGATATCACGGCGGATGAGGCCCGAGCCAAGGGCTACATCACTGGTTCGCGCAAGAAGGAAGAGGTCTTCAAGCTTCTGAAGCGCACCACCGGCCCGACGACGATCTACAAGAAGCAGAAGTTCGATCGCGATGACCTGCTCGACATCACGGACTTCGACGTCATCGCCTGGGTCAAGCAGGAGATGCGCATGAAGCTGGATGAGGAACTCGCTCGTGCCATCCTGATCGGCGATGGTCGCTCCAACTCCGACCCCGACAAGATCAACGAGGAGAACATTCGTCCCATCCTCAAGGAGGACGACCTCTACTGCATCAAGAAGGATCTCGGCACCGGCAATACCGTCGATCAGATCATCGATGAGCTCATCCGTGCTCAGGACGACCTGGAGGGTACCGGTACCCCCACGCTGTTCTGTGCCAAGTCCTTCGTGACCGACATGCTCCTGCTCAAGGACAAGCAGGGTCACTACCTGTACCCGACGAAGCAGGCGCTCGCGGATCGCCTTGGCGTTACCGCCATTGTCGACGTCCCGCAGATGAAGGGTCTGAAGACCGGCGCAGCGAACGATAAGGACGTTCTGGCCATCATCGTCAACCTGTCCGACTACAACGTTGGTACCGACAAGGGCGGCGAAGTTACGATGTTCGATGATTTCGACATCGATTTCAACCAGCAAAAGTATCTGCTTGAGACGCGCGTCTCGGGCGCCCTCACCAAGGTCAAGTCGGCAATGGTCGTCACCGGTAAGCCGGCTCAGGCTGCCTGATGAAGTTCTCCGGGCAAGTCGGTATCGCCACAGAGTGGGAGATGTCACCCGGAGTCTTCACAGAGTCCATTGAGCCCAGGAACTGTCGTGGAGATCTCATCCGCCTTAATAGGCGCATGAATACCACTCCCGTGGTTCCTGGGCTCTCCATGGGTAACACGTTCTCATTCATCGCGGACCCGTATGTACTTGACAACTTCCTCAATATTCGATACGTCGAATGGCGACATGTCAAGTGGGCCGCCACCTCGGTTGAACTTCAGCCTCCAAGGATTCTAGTCACTGTCGGAGGTCCCTACAATGCGTAGCGACTTCCACAATAGACTCGAAAAACTAGGTTGCCGAGCATATTTCCAACCTCCGTCGAATGTCTCTATGGGATACCCATGTATCGTTTATGAGCTCGACCGGATTGTGAAGAAACGCGCCGATAATGGCGTATACCTGAAGACTCGGCGCTATCAGGTGAAGCTCATCACTAAGAACCCAGATGATCCGATGGTCGATGCACTCGCGTCGATGGTGCACTCTGAGTTCGAACGACACTACACTATAGATACGTTGAACCACTTCGTGTTCAGCATCTACGACATTAAGGAGTGACCATGACGGCACTTATCTGGGACAAGACCGGCGAACACGTCTACGAGACTGGCGTGAACAACGGCGTCCTGTACAAGTACGACAAGACGACCAAGAACTACAAGAACGGCGTGGCCTGGAACGGCCTGACGACCGTAACCATGTCGCCCGAGGGCGCAGAATCCAACGCGGTCTACGCCGACAACATCAAGTACCTCGACCTCATCAGCGCGGAAGAGATGAAGTTCACCATCGAAGCGGTGACGTACCCGGACGAGTTTGCCGAGTGCGACGGTACCGCGTCTATCGCTGAAGGTGTCTTCATTGGCCAGCAGGAGCGCGCAAAGTTCGCGTTCTCCTACAAGACCAAGGTCGGCAACGACCAGGATTCCGAGGCCGGCTACAAGCTGCATATCGTTTACAACGCAACAGCGGCCCCTTCCGAGCGTGCCTACGCGACTGTGTCCGACTCTCCCGAGGCCATCACGTTCTCGTGGGAGTGCAGCACGACCCCCGTCCCGGTCAAGGGCCACAAGCCCACCGCGGAGCTCATCATCGACTCCAAGCTCAAGAAGATCGAGGCCAAGCTGTACGGCGACGAGAGCGGCGAGCCTACGCTGCTTACGCCGGATGAGGTCCTCGCGCTGCTCGCGTGAGTAACCTCACCTTAGTGCTCGACTTTCCCGAGCACGACCTGTTCGACCGAGAGACGGAGGAGTTCACGACTCTCCCGGCTGCCCAGCTAACACTTATGCACAACCTCCTATCGGTTGTACGCTGGGAATCAAAATGGAAGAGATCCTTCGTTGATCGTCCTCCGTCCTCGGTTGAAGAGGTGCTGGACTACGTAAAATGCATGGCCGATGGTCAACAAGACGTTCCCGCCATGTTGGATCGGCTTACTCGTCCACAGGTAGAGTCAATTAAGGCGTATATCTCGGACCCGATGACTGCCTCGACCATGCTTTCACGTCCAGGTCAGGCTAAGTCTTCTGAAAAGATGACTTCCGACCTGATCTATTACTATATGGTGGCATTCCAGATCCCGTTTGAGGCTGAGGAGTGGCACCTGAACCGTTTGCTAATGCTGATCCGAATCTGCAACGCAAAGCAGAGCACTGGTCAGAAGACAAACGCTAAGAGCGCTGCATCGCAGCGTAACGCACTGAATAGAGCCCGACGAGCTCGGGCAGGAAGTAGTGGATAATGGGTAAGAATGACCCCCAGATTCCCGCCGATGCGCAGATTGCGCCCGGCCCGGATCCTCACGAGGACCACGATCGCGAGATTTTCGAAGGGAAGGTTTCCTGATGTCGAAGATCGATGAGGTTCTCAATCATGCCGCATACCGAATCGGATACTACGCCCCGGATGACCCGGAGCCCGGTTCGGAGGCCGGTCGCTACTGCGCCAACAAGATGAATCAGTCTTGGCTGGCTGGTCCGTCCACGGCCATCTACTGGTGTATGTGCTTCGTGTCGATGGTCTTCGACATGGCGGGCATGGTTGGTGCAATCGGAGGATTCTCCTACAACACCGACGTTACCAAGGGTCGTATGCGCAAGGTCTCCATCGAAGACGCTCAGCGCGGCGACGTCGTCCTATACGATTGGGACGAAGATGGCGTTACCGACCATGTCGGTATCGTCGAAGCAAACCTCGGTGGTGGATGGCTGCAGACCATCGAGGGTAACACCTCCTCGTCCAACGCAGGCTCTCAGTCTGCCGGTAACGGTGTCTGGCGTCGTCAGCGCTACTACGGCATTGACTGTGTCCTTCGCCCTGATTGGGGCGCCGAGGGCGGCACCGAGGAAGACACCCCCGCCAGTGACGCTAACGCGATGACTGACGGTTACTGGGGTCGTGCGGTTACGTACGCGCTCCAGGCGTCTCTCGGAACTCCCGCCGACGGCATCGTCTCCGATCAGGACATCGACAACGAGGACTACTTCCCAGCTGCCGGCACTGGTTGGGAGTGGGTGCATGAACCCGAATCGGGTTCCGCAGTCATCGAAGTTCTCCAGGAGAAGCTGAAGTGCGAGGTCGACGGCATCGCAGGTGTCGAGACCATCACGGCCCTTCAATGGCATCTCCGTGGTCTGGGCTACGATCTCACGTGTGACGGCTACTTCGGCCTTCGTACGGGTATCGCCCTCCAGGATGCCCTCAAGGCGGGAACGCTTTGGGATTGATGTCAAAATGGCATCATTTGTGGTCAGAGGCAGCTACTCCAAAACGGAACGGTGGTTGAATAAACTAGCCAAAGGCGATCTAGTGAGTAATCTCAACTCACTAGGCCGTCAAGGAGTAGCTGCCCTGGCCGCAGCCACCCCCGTCGATAGCGGTTTGGCCACTCAGTCATGGGATTACCGGATCACTAAGGGTTCGGGATACCTTGAAATCGAGTGGTATAACACTGACGTCGAAAACGGATACTCTGTAGCAGTCGGTATTCAGTACGGTCATGGTACTGGCACCGGAGGTTATATTCAGGGTATCGACTACATCAATCCGGCTATGCGGCCGGTCTTCAAAGAGATTGAACAAGCCATTGAAAGGGCGGTGAAGTAATGTCGACCTCAATCGAGGACAAGGTCGTAAGCCTTAAGTTCGACAACGTCCAGTTCTCGAAGGGCGTCGGCGAATCACAGAAGTCCCTTGAACAGCTGAATAAGGCTCTTCAGATGAAGGGTGGGACCAAGGGTCTCGACGACATCGAGTCTCGAGCTTCCCGGTTCAACCTTTCTGCGCTTGCAGAGGCCCCTCAGGCGGTCGCTGAGAAGTTCAGCTTCCTGGCTACGACTGCTGCGGTCGCCCTTGGCAACATCGCGGCTAAGGCTATCTCTACCGGAGCAACACTCCTTAACTCGTTCACGATGCAGCCCATCATGGATGGTTTCGGCGAGTACGAAACTAAGATGGGCTCTATTCAGACCATCTTGGCGAACACAGCCTCCAAGGGTACGACCCTTGATCAGGTTACCAGTGCTCTCGATACGCTGAACACTTACGCGGACAAGACCATCTACAACTTCGCGGAGATGACCCACAACATTGGTCTCTTCACGAACGCCGGTCTTGGCGTCGAGGAATCAGCTTCCATGATTAAGGGCTTCTCGAACGCCGCTGCGGCTTCGGGTACCACCTCCTCGGCGGCCGCAAACGCCGCATACCAGCTTTCGCAGGCACTTTCTTCCGGCACTGTCAAGCTTATGGACTGGCGATCGCTTACGAACGCCGGCATGGGTAACAAGAACATGCAGGAAGGTCTTGTCCAGATTGCTGATGCTATGGGCACTCTTTCCGCAAACGGAACCTCGGCTGCAAAGGTCCAGGAGAACTTCAACGAGAGCCTTTCCAAGGGCTGGCTTACGGCAGATGTCATGTCGAAGTACCTTCAGATCATGGCTGGCGATATTGACGCCGCTGCCATGGCTGAGATGGGTCTTACTGATGCTCAGATCGAACAGTTCCAGGTCCAGCAGAAGAATGCTGAGGAAGCAGCTACGAAGGTTCGAACCTTCACACAGCTCGTCGGCACCATTCAGGAGACCATCGGCTCTGGCTGGTCAAAGACGTTCGAAATCCTTCTCGGTAATTTCGACGAAGCCTCGGAGCTCTTTACGAACATCAATAATGTGATCGGTCCTATGATCGATGGCATGTCTGATGCTCGAAACGCCCTCCTTCAGGGATGGGCGGATCTTGGTGGTCGTAAGGACATCATCGATGGACTTGCATCCGCGTTCAATAGTGTCTCCAGCATCATCGGAACCATTGGTAATGCATTCCGGGAGATCTTCCCGCCCATCGCTGCGGAGAATCTCAAGACTATCTCTGAAGGCTTTAAGAACTTCATGAAGGCTCTAGAGCCTAGTGAGCAAAGCTTGAAGCGTCTCGGGATCGTCGCAAAGACTGTCTTCGCATTCCTGAAGGTGTTTGTCGATACGGTGTCTGCTGGATTCCGTGTGATGAGCGCTGGTGTCAGTCGAGCCATGCAAACGGTTCGTAAGGCGCTCGGCATGCTACCTATCGGTAGTGTCATTGATAGTCTGGATGGTGTCGGAGAGAAGCTTGCTAGCTGGACTGGTATTGCAGACCTTGCAGCGAAGTCGATCGAACAGATCAACAAGTTCTTCGACTTCCTGGACCAGCAACTGGAGCACCTGAAGCCGACTATCACTGAAGCCGTGAAAGAATTCATGGATTTCTTCAAGACGTGGGCTGCTGGACTTTCCGGTGCTGACGGCGGTGAAGGGTTTGCGTCAAAATGGCAGGAATCCATCACAAAGGTCAAGAACGCGTTGACTTCTGTGAAGACTGCGATCTCGAACTTCTTCAGTACTCACTTCGATGAGAACACCCTCACCAATATTTGGACCCGAATCAAGGAGACCATCAACAAGTTTGTCGAGTGGCTCAAGGGCATTTCCATCGGCGAGATCCTGACCAAGGGTCTTGCAGCCGGTGGTGTCGGTGGTTTGGTCGTAGGCATCGTTAAGAGCTTCGATGGGCTCATGAACGTGTTCCAGGCGTTCACGAGGGTCGGCAACGGCTTCGCCGGGCTTCTAGACTCGGTTCGAGATGCGATCAAGGGCTACGAGACAGAGCTAAAGTCTAAGGCGATTATCAACATCGCCAAGGCTATTGCAATCCTTGCCGGCGCTATTTTCCTTCTGTCACTAATCCCGCTGAAGGACATCGCGGTTTCTACAACTGCGGTTGGCGTGGCGCTCGCAGCGCTAGTCGGGGGTCTTTGGGCGATGGATAAGTACACTAAGGACCCCAAGAAGGTCGCTGTGATGTCGACGGCTCTGGTGTCACTATCAGTGGCCGTGTTCATCCTTTCGGTGGCTGCCAAGAACCTAGCAAAGGTTCCTACAGAGTCCATGATCGCATCGACGACCGCAGTCACTACGCTTCTGATCGCTCTCGTCAGCATGACGCGAGTTCTTTCAGGTGCAAAGAGCCTTGCGAAGAAGATTCTGGTGCTGCTGATTATGGCGGCAGCGGTATACATCCTAGCCAAGGCAGTCGCTAAGATCGCCGACATTCCCATCGACAAGATGGCTGTCGCCGGTGGCGTCATTGCTGGCCTGACTGTGGCTCTAGGACTCATGAGTCGTCTCATGAAGACTCAAAAGGCCAAAGCAGGTCCTCTATTGGCTATGGTCGGCGTGGCTGCAGCTGTGTATATTCTGGGTAAGTCCGTTGCTCAACTTGGAAAGCTCGGACAGAAGAACCTAGAACAGGGCCTTCTCTCGACACTAATCATCTTGTTCGCACTTGGTATCTTCATGAACTTCTCTAAGCTGAAGTCCGTGAAGGCGAGTAGCATGTTGATGTTCGTTGCAGTGGCTATCGCCGTCGCGGCAATCGGATACGTCATTGCGAAGCTCGCCACCCTTAGCGAGGACAAGATTGCGGCCGGTACCGCCACAGTTCTGATGATCATGGCCGGTATGGGCGTGTTGATGAAGGTCTCCCAAAAGGAAGACGGAGTCAAATCTGCGTTTAAGGCAGGTGCATTCTTAGGAATCGCAAAGGCGGTCAACGCTATCGCGAACAGCATCATCGCTCTAGGTGCACTTGACCAGGGAGCACTTATTCAGGGCGGTATCGCAGTCGCAATAGTCATGGCGGCCATGGGTATCATGATGTTCGCGATGTCTAAGCTAGAGAACGCCACCGAACTGGTGGAAGTCGCTCTGTCGTTCTTGGGACTTGCTGCCGCCATGTATATTGTGGCCCTCGCAATCGCTAAGATCGCGGAACTTCCCATGGAAGGTGTTGTTACGTCGGTTCTGGCGCTGATGGTCGCAGTTGGCTACATGGCTCTGATTGCTACACTAGCGGAAGGTTCACTTGCTGGCGCTGGTGCTATCCTCCTGCTCTCCATAGCAGTTATTGCTCTGGCATTCGGCTTGCAGATGCTCGTTGCGATGGGACCGGAAGCTCTGGCAATCGGTATTATCGCGATGGCAGCCGCTCTTGCGGTGCTCATCATCGCGGGATACGCTGCAGAAGGAGCTGCATTGGGTCTTCTGATCCTGGTAGCAGTCATTGCGGCTATGGGCTTGGCATGTCTCCTTGCTGGCGTCGGCGTTTTGGCGCTCGGCGTCGGTATGGGAATGCTAGTCGCGGCTCTAATCTCAGCAGGGGCCGTAGCCTGGTCGTCAATCGGCAAAATGACAGTAGCTTTGATCGCATTCGCCGTCGCAGGTCTTGCAGCTGCTCCGGCAGCGCTTGCTCTTGGGGCCGGTCTACTCATGATGGGCGCCGGTCTACTCATGGGTGGTATTGGTATGCGTATCATGACTGGTGCGATCAAGCCGTTCATCCAAGCTATCAACCAGGCTGACCAGATCGGCGTAGTTGCAGTGACCAAACTTGCAGGCGCGATTACCGCGATTGGCGGTGCAGCTACATTGGCTGCGCCTGGCATGATGATGTTCGGCATCGGTATCGCCATGGCGGGCATCGGATTGTTGGCGTTTGCGATCGGCGGTTTGGCTGCTGCGGCGGTTGCGCCTCTTCTCGGTAAGGGGTTCTCATCCGGTATCGATCAGCTGAATGCTGCACTGACAAGGATGCAACCCGTAGTTACAAGCTTTGCCACTTCGGCGACAACGCTTATGACCTCGGCAACCACCCTTGGGTCCACGGTGTCGAGTGCGTTCATGGGAATCTCACTAGCGATAGCTTCGTGCATTCCGATGATTCTCATGTCCACAGTGATGTTCCAGTCGCTGGGTTCGGAGACGGTTACCAACATTGTGGCGGGTCTGCAGGCGGCAACGCCTCAGATCACTGTCGCAATGACGACATTTGTCATGACTATGTTCATGACGTTTGTCAGCCGAATGTCCCTCGGTCAGCCGTTGGTCTATGCGGGTATGATGGCCCTCGCCAACCATATTTCGCTAGCCATTACGCGAATCAGCAGCATGGTTCGCATGTCGATCAACATGCTGGTCATGGACATGATGAGCGCCCTCTCCTCAGGCCTCTCAAACCTGAGTAATTCCGTATACTCGTCTGCGATGCAGACCGGTTACTGGATGGCTGAGGGCCTTCGTATCGGTTTCACAAACCAGCGAGCGGCTCTTGTTGAGATGGCCCGATCGACCGCAGCAGCAATGCTAGCGGCCGCAAATGCGGAACTCAAAGTCAACTCTCCTTCCAAGAAGTTCAAGGAAACTGGTCACTGGGCTGCCAAGGGCCTGGAGATTGGTTGGACCGACACTGCGGTTAACGCCGTGGACGCGGTCACTCGAACGGCCGAAGAGTTTGACGAAGCGTTCCGTGGCATCATCGAGTCCATTGACATGGATGAGATCTCCGATGACATCAACCCTGTCATCACTCCTGTACTCGACCTCTCCGAGGCCAAGGCAGGAGCTGACGATCTCCGTTCGATGTTCGGCAATGAGTCCTTCCGTGGCGTTCAGAACGCTGCGTCGGGAATCAGCGCCCAATCTTCGAGCGAAGGTGGTCAAAATGGCAGTCAGAAGACTGTCGTGTTCAACCAGTACAACACAAGTCCGAAGGCTTTGTCCGAAGCCGAGATCTATCGGCAGACAAAGTCTTCAATCTCTAGGATTGCAAGAGTATGATCTACACCATCATCGCAACCAATGCGAAGGGTGACTCAGTTGAACTGGACCTGGCCAATCCCTGGGCCGGAGGCATCGCTGTAACGGGTGCTTCCGGCTTGGGGCCGGCCGAAGGTACAATCAACACGGTCAACTTCGCGACGTCGGACGGGGCCCTCTTCAATTCTTCGAGGATTAAGTCTCGAGACATCGAGCTAAATCTCAAGTTCCTGGGCTCCGACATCGAATCAGTTCGGCACAAGCTGCTTCGTTACTTCCGTGTCAAGCACCCGATTACGCTTGACTTCATTACAGACTATCGGCATACCTACATTACAGGTCATATCGAGAAGAACGAGATTGACATCTTCTCAAATAGTGAGGGTGCAGACCTCACAATCGTATGTCCGAATCCGTTCTTCAGACTCCGAGACCCCGCAAAGGGTAAGAACTCGGTTCGATTCACCACATCTACACCTTCGTTTGAGTTCGAGTTCCAAGATCCAAACTCCGACTCGCCGACTCTTATATTTGGTGAGATGACCTCTACAGGTGAGACTGTGGTGGTCTATGAAGGCGATGCTGATGCTTCCACCATCGTGGATATTCAGTTCCTTGGTCCTGCGTCCGGTGTTAAGCTCTATAACACCACCACTCAGACTCGAATCAACATCGACACTAACGAGATCTCCCGCCTTCTTGGGTCTACCATCCGAGCTGGTGACCGTCTGAGCATTTCTTCAGGCGTCGGTGACAAGTACGTTAAGGCGTATAGAGATGGTAACGTGTATAACGCACTAAGCGCCCTCGACAAGGATTCCGATTGGATTTTCCTGACTCCCGGCGACAACCTGATCACGGTTCGAGCCGACACAGGAATTGACAACGTCTCGGCCATCATCTCGTTCGAAAACCTCTACGAAAGTATCTGATATGGAATTCCGTGTTCTAGACGAAAACTTCAATCAGGTACACGTTCTTGATAATTTCAAGAGCGCCATCTGGACCGATCGATTCTACGAGGCCGGAGATTTCACAATCAAGCTTCCTCTTACGGGGAGCAACCACTTCGAGATCCATATTGGTCGATATGTGTGGAACTCCATGTCAAATCGGATCATGATGATCGAAAAGATCGTCATCAGCTCCGATGCAGATGACGGATCGACCATGACAATCTCGGGACGTAGTCTTGAGTACCTCATGGCTCGTCGAATCATCTGGGGTATGCGTAGATACCGTACGAGTTTACACGAAGCGATCCGTCTCATGATCGTGGAGAACATGATCAACCCATCGGATCCGAATCGAGCTATGGGTTGGCTCGTATGGGAAGACAACAACGTTGGCACGATGGCTAAGACCTGGGTTGACGTTCAGCACACGGGTGACAACCTGTATACCGCCGTTACGGAGCTCATATCCAAGCATCACGTCGGTATCGCATTCCTGTACGACGGTCCTGGACGAATCAGGGTTCGTCTGGAAGAGGGCGTTAACCGCTCTTACAACCAGAACGCGAACCCATTCGTAGTCTTCTCGCCGAAGTTCGACAATCTAATCTCAGGGCGATACGCTTCCGACATCACTACCCTGAAGACGGTGGCTCTGGTGGGTGGTCCTGGTGAGGGAGCGGATCGAAAGTACGAAACCGTATCGAGTGGGGCTACCTCAGGCTGGAATCGTCGAGAAGTCTTCATCAACGCATCCTCCGTGCGTGATAAGGATGAGGACAACAACACGATTCCTGAGGCCACCGTTCGTGCCAACCTCCGTGAAGAAGGTACCTCGAAGTTGAACAAGTCTGAGAACCAACACTTGATCGAGTTCGACGGTGAAACGTCCGAACACACGATGTATGTGTATGGTAAGGACTACAACATCGGCGATCTCGTGCAGATTCAGGACGCGAACGGCTTCAATGTGCCTACACGCCTCATCGAATTCATCCAATCACAGGATGACTCGGAGGTCAAGTTCTATCCAACATTCAAGCAAGACAGTACGAAGTCTTAGGAGTCAAAATGGCAGTAACTTCAGGCTTTTTTAACTCCATCAACGGTGACCGGAAGTATAGCGCAGAACAATTTGGCGCAATCTTCGACGGCGTTATCGTGGATGGAGTCTTTGCCTCTGTCGGAGAAAAGTTCAAGGTCGTTCCCGCCGGTGGAAACACTGTCGAGATTGGCTCCGGTAGGGCTTGGTTCCGACATGTGTGGATTTGGAACGACGCACCGATCCGTTTGGACCTTGCGCCGGCCGACGTCCTCACAAACCGCATCGACACGATTGTCATCGAGGTGGATACCCGCACTCAGAACCGACGGGCGTCCATTAAGGTCGTCGAAGGTGACCGAGCGAGTACCCCTCGCCGAAAGGCGATGATTCGTGATGGCGGTGTTTATCAGTACCCAATCGCGGACATCTTCCGTAACTCCGGTTCTCAGAAGATCGAGACGCGTAACATCACATATCTCATCGGCACGGGTGACACGCCGTGGGTTACTGGTCCTCTTCAGACGATCAATGCTACGGAAATCTTCGCTCGCTGGGATCGCACCATGAACGAGCAGAAGGCTGAGGCTCAGGCTGCGTATAACGAAGCCACTACGGCTATGCGCAATGAGGCTTACGCTCTTCTCAACGATATTCAGGGCATGATCGGCGGTGATGCTGTCAGCGCTATGGCTGCTCAGATTATCGAACTGAAGCAGCGTCTCGGTGACGACTCGAGTGGCACGATGCGCTTCGACACCATCGAGGACCACACTGGTTCGTCGATCCTGGACAGCAATTCTCAGCCGATTCTCGGCAAGATCGTATATAGGAGGGCATGATGTCTCGAGTACGAGACCTACCCAAGGCGTCTGCCGTGTCTTCGGGAGACTACCTTCTGATTGACGGTCCCTCTGGAACCCGTGCAATTCAGGCAAACAAGATCGGTGGCGCGCCAAACGCGGCTGTCGGACGACAGTTCGCATGGACGGACCTTATTCGCCCCGGTGGCCTTACCCAGCGTAACACCACCATCCGTATGGAGAACAAGGGCACGTTCGACACCCGTGCGGTTCAGACGCTCAACAACCACGCATATTCTGACCTGTTCCTAGGCGATTATTGGGATCTGCCAGGCGCGGGGAAGATCGTTGTTGGCGGGTTCGGAATTGCTCCGGGGGTTTCTTCGGATCACGTTATCCTCGTGGTCATCCCCTACTCGAATCTCACGGCCACCTCTCAGCAGGTGGTTACAGAATCGGTTCGAGTAGGACAGCGGATCACCAACGACCCCAACCTCCGTAGTCTCCGTACGAAGCAGTCCACCATTCGCCGACCTAACGGCGTGGTGTGCACGAACGCTCCGTTCTTCCCACTGACTCTCGCAGAGATCGGGTATCCGAGTCCTCTGGAGGAGAATGTCACGCATATTCCTCTTCCTGGAGTTGCGTGCCATACCCCGTCGAATATCACTACCGCTTCGGTCATCGACTCGAAGCTGGTTTCCATCGGGGCTGACCGAGTCCTGAACACCACAACTCTTCAGCCGGTGATTACTGGCATTATCATAGGATGATAGCATGGCAAAGTTTGACGCATATCCTAAGGCAGACACTGTTCTGCCTGACGACCTTCTGATCACGGATGGTACTCGCGGGACTAAGACCGTGAAGACTTCCGAGGCCGTCTACAAGTTCTTCGAACCGATCCCCCAGATGCATAAGGTTATCTGGCGCGGTAAGAACCTCGGTAGCCGCTACACTCCGGAACAGCAGGCGGCCGTGGCCAACGGTACTCTGTCTGATATTTGGCTGGGCGACTACTGGGAGAAGGACGGTATCAAGTGGACGATCGTCGACTTCGAGGCCGCCAACCAGACCATGCAGGATCTTCCGTCTACCTACCTGACGATCATGCCTGACCAGAGTCTTGGACGGGCCGAGATGCTTACGGGTGACGTTAACGTTGCCATGCAGGACACGCATATCTACACCCATCTGGTTAATTGGCAGCTGTACAAGTTCGAGGGCGTCTTCGGCGCATCGCATATTCTCGAGCACATCGTCTCGTTTGAGGGTGCTTGGGAGAACGGTAGCTGGGAAGCCATGCGTATTGGCGGTCCTACCGGGTACCAGCGCATCAAGAAGAAGATCGTACTGCCCACCGAGATCGACTGGTTCGGAACGCGTATCGTGAGCACTCTTGCTAACGAGCAGTGGTCCACTCAGACGACTTCTACCAAGCAGTTCTCCGCCTTCAAGTACGGATGGACGCCCAAGCTTCCGGACACGGTTGGTATCTGGCTACACGCCCGAGCATCCCAGAGGTACTACGGTTGTGTTCGTAAGAACGAGGGCATGATCATGTCGACATACAGCGTTCAGCATGGGGTGTGCCCGTACGTCTTCGTGCGGTGATGTAGTTCGCGAAAGGAGCTATATTTATGGATCCATGGCTGCAAGTCTTGATCTCCGTCGCCGTAGCTCTCATTTCTTCAAATGGACTCTGGGTCTACTTCAGCAAGAAGTCAGACAAGAACGACGCCACCACTAAGCTGATGCTGGGCCTTGCTCATAACCAGATTATTGAGCAGGGTATGCAGTATCTCGACCGTGGATACGTCACCAAGGACGAGTATGAGGACTTCATCAAGTACCTATATTCGCCCTATGCAGTCTTCGGGGGCAATGGTCTCGCGGAGAAGATTTTCAAGGAGGTCACGAACCTCCCGATTCGTCGAAAGGAAGACGATGACTGACAAGGTATACAACATTCTGAAGTATTGCGCGCTGATTGCAATTCCCGCAATCGGCACGTTCTACACGACCGTCGCGTCGCTGTGGGGATGGTCCTACATCACGGAGGTCAGTGGAACGATCCTGGCGTTCGATACCCTTCTGGGCGCGTTCGTTGGGATTTCCTCTGCAAGGTACCAACCATCCCCGGACGGAGTTCTTCACGTCAATCCTAATACCAAGGAGACGTACGCTGCGCTGACTACACCTACTGAAGACGTGCTGAGCAATGGGACTATGACTCTGCGAGTGCAGGAAAGTCCCGACATGTGATGCGCAAGAAAATCTAGGGGTATAATGAGATCTACAGAAAGGATATCTCATGACCGATGAAAACCTCACCCTCGACGACATCGAGCAGGACCTCATCAATCAAGTTTACAGCTTGGATGCTGACGATCCTAAGACGACCATCGCCATCGAAAACCTCAAGACGATCCACCAGATCAACGAAAAGCCCGACCCGGTTTCTCGTCGCCTGGTCCCGTCTGGAGACTCGATTATCGGCGCAGTCGCCTCGATCGCAGGCATCCTGACCGTGCTTAATTATGAGCAACTGCGTCCGCTTGCGTCTAAGGCTGTTGGATTCATCACCAAGATCCGCCTCTAGACCAAAACTTAAGGACTCCTAAAAAACAGGGGTTCTTAAGTTTTTCACACAGATTACATGGTCTATAATGAGATATACACCACCTATGAAAGGAACTCTCATGACCATCAATCTCACCAGTTTTACCTATGTCACCATCATCGCATTCTTGACGGGTACCACTCTTGCCGCCGTATCTGCAGCTAAGACATATTCCGATATGTACAATCTGCAGGTAACCGAAAAGATTGACCCGATGTTTGCGTACCAGCACAAGCACTACTGGAAGTTGTTCTGAGACACCATCACACATACATCTCAAGCCTATAACCCCAACAAGGGTTATAGGTTTTTTCGCATGAAAAACGAGCCCTATAATGAGAAGACTTACCAACTCTGAAAGGACTCATCATGTATTTCATCGTTCCCGCAATCTTTGCCGCGCTGAATGTGCTCCTCATTGGTGTCTGTTTCTACCTGAAGAATGTCACTAGCAAAAAGATCGCTCGTGAAATCGAACAGGCCAAAATGGACATCGGATCCGAGCACCGTAAGCTCGCCTACGACATGGCTCGATACGAAGAATCCCTGAAGAACTAGATTCTACTCCTATAACCCCTAACAAGGGTTATAGGTTTTCGCATGAAAAACGAGTCCTATAATGAGAAGACTTACCAACTCTGAAAGGACTCATCATGTTCATTCTCTCCTCCGCGCTCTCGTTCGTACTCGGTTGTACGCTCGTGCTGCTGTGGAGGTGGTACCGCATTATCCTGACTAGCATTCGCTCTGACTTTGCTACTCGTGATTGGAAGCGGCGCCGCCTCGAAGCAATCCGAGCTATCCGGAATGACGACTCCCTGACGCCCCGCGAGAAGTTCGAAAACTCTTTCCGTTACTAACTCTCACTCCTATAACCCCTAACAAGGGTTATAGGTTTTCGCATGAATTACATGGCGTATAATGAGACATATACATACTCCGAAAGGAACCATCATGCACGCCATCGCCCTCATGCTGACCATGTTCTGCGCTTACCTGATTTTCAAGCTCCTCATGAAGAAGGACGAACTCAAGAAGAAAGATATTGAGATTCGTTATCTTCGCGAAGAGCACAATCGGTACCGCGAAGAGCAGCTCTCCATGTACTCTACCGCGTACAAGAATTTCCTCAGTTCGTATAAGATCTGAAAGCTCTATAGCCCCTAACAAGGGCTATAAGCTTTTCGGGGTCGCACAAATTACAAGGTCTATAATGAGAAGAAACCAGCCCATCTAATCCTAAGGACTACTCATGCTGACCTCTGTTGCCACCGCACTCGCCATCGCTTACACGATCAACAGTGTTGCAATCAAGCTCACCAAGGTAGCCGTTGACGTTTACGATGCCAACGCTCTCACCAACTGAAAAACCTCTTAGCCCCTAACAAGGGCTATAGGTTTTCGAGGTCGCATGAAATACAAGGTCTATAATGAGAAGACATACCAACTCTGAAAGGAACCCCCATGACCTTCAAGCCCACCACCGTTGCTCTCATCGCTCTCGGTAGTGTCATCGCCTCTAACTTGCTCACCATCGCCCTCCGAAAGGGAATGGTGGCCATGTATGGTGATGCCTACACTGAGATCGAAGACCTCTACTGGAACGGCCCCAAGGTTCGCTGATCCACCAGACCAACCCAACTCACTCCTATAACCCCTAACAAGGGTTATAGGTTTTCACATAGAAGGAGCAATAATGGCCATCATCGGCAAGCCCATCCATCGTTACTGTAAGGTATTCTCATTCGAGAATCTCTGTGATGTTCTCGAGACACTTCGACCTCTCGGTTGGGCTGTCTACGGAGACACGTTCACCAACGCGGAGCTTTCCGCTCTTGCTGACTATCTCGGTTCTAGGTTTTCCAGCACGGGTGGAAGCCTGGAGATTGAAACTGAAGTTGTCGGAGACCCGTTCGGAGATCCGCTCCTTCAGGAATACAAGAGACGGTATAGCTATCGACGTGGGTCTCAGATCATTTCTGACACCATTCGTTCGGTAGATCCCGATTTCGAATTCCACGATCGTGAGGGGATCAAGCGAGTTCTTTCTTGGGAGTCGTGGGAAGTGCACGGCCCTACCCACGTGGTTCTACCGCAATATCTTCTTTCGAGCACCGCCCCCGAGATGTTCGACGTGAACGTACTATTCATCAAGGAGCCGAAGAAGCTCGAGATGGTCCGGACCCAGTCACTGAAGGCGCCAATCTTCGTGTGCTACGTTGGAGGTGCTTTTGATGCAGCGTGAGGTCGAAGGTCTCGAGAACCTGAACAAGATCCTGACTCTTCCTATCGGAAGTAAGTTCGGGATGTTTGCGGACAATAGCATGAATCTATTCAAGGTCGCTGGTTATATCGATCGAGTGGCTAAGACTTCGGAATGCTCGTTTGCTGTGGACACCGTCATCATTCCGACATATCCACTGGTTCGCAGGGGTCATGAAGATCCGAGTAGAGATCTGGTCTATCAAGACCCACATACGGGTCTTATGCGGGTCTTGTACGAGAGCGACCTTAGAGGACCTCTCAGGGGTATTCCGTGGGATCGGAATAGAGCCGCACTCCTCCCGTCATATCTTTACCAAGCAGGCGCAGCACCTTGCTTCAACGCTTGCTTCGTCTTCATGGATCTCCCTGTGGGGTCCGTGGTCACACACCCTCCGGTCCAAAACGGTACCGAGACTTTCTTCATCAGCATGATCGAACTCAACAACGCCAAACTCTGAAAGGAAACCTCATGCTCACCACCACTCTCCTGATCTGCATCATCGCCCTCCTCATCTTCCGCAAGTGATCCTCAATCAACTCTGAAAGGAAACCTCAAATGATCACTCTCATCTTTCTCTTCCTCGTCATGGTCGGCCTCATTATCTTCCTCACGATCTTCGACACCATCACCTCCGTCTTCAACGGTAAGGTCATCGCTGGAGGCGTCATCGGATACTTCCTCGCGAAGTGGCTCAACAAGCGCGAGGACAACAAGTGAGTAGCGATACTCTACTATGGGTTGCGGTGGGGCTATGGGTCATGGTCCCCATCGTAACCATTTTCTACCTACTGAATCGATAACAAAGGAGAAGCACATGATCAACATCGATTTCAAGACCTACGGACGTCTCGCCGGGGCGTTCATCCGCAACAACTCTCAGGTTATTCTCGCAGCGTCTGCGCTCGCGGGAGTTATCAGCACGGCTATTACCTCTGGTAAGGCCCATGTGAAGGCCCTCGATATTCTCCGAGAGGAGTTCCCTGAGGGAGGGTGGAAGTTCACGGATGCACTCCGTCTGACGTGGACCTGCTACCTGCCGGCGGCTATTTCCATCACCGCGACTTCTGCAGCCATCATCGGCGGAACGGTCCTCAGTGAGCGTCGCTACGCAGCTATGGCTGCTGCGTACACGGTCTCTCAGGACGTCCTCGAGAAGTACGAGGACCGCGTCAAGGAGCTGACGGGTAAGAAGGGCTCGGATACCCGCTCGGCAATCGCTCGGGATGTCATCGAAGAGAACCTCGAGCGTCCTGAGAACAAGAGCGTCATCATCACGGGTGAGAACGTTCTTATTTCCGACTCATACTCCGGAAGGGTCTTCCCCTCCACCATCACGAAGGTTCAGAAGGTCCTGAATCGGATCAACTCTGATCTGATCAACGGTATTTCCTCGGTCTCCCTGAACGAGGTCTACCAGTGCCTCGGACTCGAGCAGATTTCGATGGGTGATGAGCTCGGATGGTCTAACGGGACCACAATCGAGGCTGAATTCACGCCTACGATGCTTGCCGATGAGTCACCGGCTCTTCTGATGGCGTTCAACCCCGCTCCTGTGACTGACTGGTTCCGTCACCAGTACTGATCCGCAAGAAAAACATGTCCTATAATGAGACATATTCACAACTCTGAAAGGAACTCTCATGTCCGCTGAAAAGAACCTCCCCATCGACTCCGACAACCTTATCGAAGACGATTCCCCGATCATCTCGGTCAACACCGCCAAGATCAAGAAGTTCTTCGTGAAGGCCCTGCCCTACGCAATCGCCGGTATTGTTACCGCCGCTGCTGGTGCAGTCGCCGTCGCGATCTCTTCCGACTCTGACGACGATGTTGATCCGCTCGTGATCGACAAGAACGCCATCGAAGGTTCGTTCGCAGAACTCGAAGACGGGACGATCCTCTTCACTCCCGACAACAACCCCTCCGAGACCACTGAAGACTGACCTCAAAACCCTAGCACCCCTAACCGGGTGTTAGGGTTTTTTAATTTCACCCAACAGGAAAGGCATACCAATGCAGAAGCTCACCATCCAGTTCGAGAACTTCGACGGGGAGACCGTCTCCGAAGACCTCTACTTCCACCTGAACATCAAGGAACTTCAGGCCATGGAAGAGTGGCCCGTCCCCCTCACCAAGCGTATCGCGGATCTCACCAACACCCAGGACGGCAAGAAGGCCTTCGAGCTCATGCGCGACATCATTGAGGCTGCTTACGGTGAGCGGTCCGAAGACGGCAAGCGCTTCGTCAAGAACGAAGAGGTTCTGAAGAACTTCACCCAGGGTCTCGCGTACGATGAGGTCATCATCAAGTTCATCGACGGTTCGACGGATCTGGCCAAGTTCATCGAGGGTCTGCTCCCGAAGAAGGTCTTCGAGCTGGCCAAGAAGAACGCCAAGGACTCCCATGATGAGGTCAAGAAGTACCTCGTCGAGAACGACGTCAACCCTGAGGTCGCCGATGCAGCAGTCTCCAACATCACGGATGAGTCTTCGCAGGAATGACATGGGGTATAATGAGACCCCCATACTATCCGAAAGGAACTCTCGTGAATAAGCAAGATTTCACCCCTGCGTACCTCACTGGACTCGCTGCATCATTCTGCTCTGGAGTCGTAGTTCGCACGACCCTTCGCACCGTCCTCGCCGCCGCTGCACCAATTAACCCCCTCGTTAGTTTTATTGGTGTCACCGCGCTGTCGCTGACGGTCGAAGATCGTGTGACTAGGACTATCCAGGGCGCGACACAGCAGTTCATTGACACGTTCAAGGAGAACCTGCACAAATCCGAAGAAGACTCGAAGTAGTCTGACCTCAAGCCCTAGGCCCTCTGTAATATTACAGGGGGCTTAGGGTTTCTCTTTTGAAGGAGCACCATGAATGTACCTACACGCCCGGATGGTTCATATCCGGGTAACTCCGACAAGGCCAAGGAGCGTAAAGAGATCGCCCCTGTGACTAAGGCACGTGTCAAGCGGGAGTCGACTGCTAAGAAGGTTGTCGGCGAGATCATCCGCGAAGACGCTAAGAGCGTCGGCGAGACGGTTCTCTGGGATGTCATCATCCCGACTGTCAAGAACCTTATTTCCGACACGGTCACTCGCGGTATCGAATCCATGCTCTATGGAGGAGATACCCGACCTTCTCGCTCGCGGTCTGGATATTCCGATTACTCGGGATACTCCCGCCCAAAAGATCGACGCGATCGTCCCGCTGAAAGGCGATCAACTCGCTATGCACGTCATGCAGAACCTGAGCGTAACGAGATCATTTTCGACACGCGCTCCGACGCCAATGACGTCATTGATCGTATGAGTGACCTCATCGATCAGTACGGTCAGGTCTCCCTGGCTGATCTGAACGCCCTTATTGGGGCGTCCTCC